GTCTACTAGACGCATCAGCAAAACTATCTTGTACACTTTGCGCACCTGAAGTAATCGCCTTGCCACCAATATTCCCAATACCCGCAGATAACATACTCGCCGCAGCCTGTTGATTTGCATTACCGCCATTCGCAAAATACTGAACAGCGCCACCCATCGCCATAGGTCGCGGCATTGGCGTTCTCATCATAGGCATCCCAGGTGCAACCATCTGTTGCTGCGGCGCAAACATATTACGCCCCAACATACCCTCTAATGAATCTCCAAAACGTCTACGCCTCGGCGCATTTGAACCCTGTTGCGCCATCGGGGGTTTCACTGGAGGAGGTGGGAAACCCGCCAATGGCATGGGGGGAACAGAAGCAGGAACGGGCGTTTGACCCGCAGGAAGGGCCATCGGTGGGAAACTGCCCATAGGCTGCATCGGTGAAGGAAATCCAGTTCTTACTGCTACCATGCGTAAATTCTCCTATCAAACTTAATCGGCATCCTAACAGCAAGTCAAAATTTAATCAACACACTCTAGCAATCCATTCCTAATCATGCTTTTTGCCAACTTATGCCTATTAGAATAACAATAATTCTTGCCATTCCACTCGCACATCTCAATCGCTAACCTTCGAATAAACTTCGGCTCACTCTCACCGCCCATCATATGACTCACAGCAATAAATGGCACAACCTCACCCGCAGTCTGCGCCTCAAACTCAACAACTTCACAATAATCTAACTTATATCTAGGCATCAATCAGAACCTTCCTGAATTTCCTTCCATCTGTCCCAAGACGCAAAAATATCATCACAGGACTCCTGAACCTCCATAACATCATCTTCAGAAGTGGAAAACCCAATCAGAGAACCATCACCTTGTTCAGCCATAAAAGCAACATTGCTCTCATTTATCCAAAAATTATCCCCTATAGTAACACGGGTAACACTCGCCCATCTATTCATATACCCACTCCGTATTGCTAATGTTTAGCATATTATGGGACTGCCTAGGGTACCTGTCAAGGCGGCAGGGTACCTAAAAGTTTTCTGGAGGTAATTGTAGGTGGAAAACTTAGTGTAGAAGATCTGACTGACACAAGTACAAACAAGGGGGGGTCATACCCCATACACCCCGATAAACCGAACAATTGTTCAAGTTGTTTAGGGTACCTTAAAAATCGATTTTATTTTGGACAAAAAAAAGGCGGCAGCCGCCGCCTTAATTTATAGATGATGCGCTGTCCTATGACAGCGCGGATATCCTATCTTGCCACCATGCAAAATGATCGTCTGTTATTCCACACCAAACACTTTCGCCGCCGCGTCTATTTTCTGGCATCAGTTCCGCGCCATCAGTTTGTTCTTGATAGGTCTGTAAAACTTGATATCTAGTGTGGTCTGTGCCATCACCATAGTTTGCACCATTTGATTGTTGGGTGTGAGTAACAACAGCTTGCGTTCCAATGCGCTGTCTAATCTCTGTCACTCTTGCGCGAACGCGCTGTTCGGAACATCCTGTGGCATCCATTAGTTCGCGAGTTGTTGCACCATTATCAGTTCGCATCATGTTGTATTGAACACCAACTCTTGTATTTCTTCTAAATGGATCAATTGGCGTGGTGTGGTTAATGGTTCTAGTTCCATTGCCATCAATACGGTTGATTGTTGAGTGATTGACAATGTTAAGTAGGAACTCAACCCAACGTCTAATCTTTAGATTATCTGTTGTGCCTTGATGCTGTCTAAATTCAATTGTGCCTTTGCGCCATGTTTCAAGAGTGACAGACGAAAATTTACTACCACCGCAAACACTAGCTAGAATACGTTTTAGTTCTGAAATGGTAGTCGCGTTTTCTATTTCATCAACAACTCTATCAATTTCGCGACAGAACCTAGATGTTTCACCACCCTCACGTCTACTATTGGCTAGCATTGTAGATATCATTTTTTGCTGTCTGGCATAGCGCCAAACAATATCTTTAACCAATGCTATGTCCATTGGATCAGAATGGTCTAAATGTAATGTTGGAAATGATGCTATTGATTGACGGCAATATTCATCTGGGTCTACGCCATTTTTTAAGAACGAATTACCAATATGAACATGTAAACCACATCCAACATTTATTAATCTATTGGAACTACCTAGTTCGCGTCTACCAATTTTATTAATAGCGGCAAGTAAGTTCTGTATATATTCCCATGCCGTTTGGGATGGTGCTAATGGGCAAGTGACTATTTCAGCGTCAACATTTGCGGAAGCATCAGCGACAGATTTAAAACCGCTAGTGATGCCCTCTTCATTTAGTAGACGCTCAAAACGTGGGTATGATATCCCACCCATTTCTACTTCTATTCCAAATGTTGGAATTGGTGTTAATGCTGTTGTATTGTTTAGGTCTGGCATTTTATTTCTCACTTTCTATATTTAATGATTTTACATAATCAACATATTCCTGAGCTTCTTTTTTATTCCAAAACTCTTGAATACACCCTTCATCTTCCACATGGTAAATTGTAGCGCCATATTCATTTTTTAATTCTTTTACTTGCATTATAATTCCTCACTATCTGTATTTTCACCGTTGTAAGTGAATGTTCTTAGTCTGTTATTGTGGTAGTCATTATAATCGCAAAGAACGCTATCAATTAAGAATAGTTCCTCAACTTCAATTGTTGGTAGGTCTGTCTTTAATTCGTAGTCCATTTTTCTCACTTTCTTTTTTTGTTTATATATATACAGTATAAAATTTTTTATATTATCGCAAGTAAAAAACACTAGAAAACACTAGGAAATAGTAATTTTTTTCGTTGGCTGCTTACCAGTTTAAATCAAAATTGTTCGGATTTTTCTGGTCCTGACCGGGCTGCAGCCGGGTGTAAAATATATATAAATAGGGAGATATATACATATATCCCGAACCCCGACCCCGAAACCCCGAGTCCCGAACCCCGAATCCCGATCGATACCGAGTCGATACCGGGCAGGCCCCGGGTCGAAAGCGAACAATTGTTCGGGTTATTTTTTCGCCAGTGCAAAAACCAGCAGGATATATAATTAGTATATAAGAAGAAAGACAAAAAAAGGGGCACAGCAGGTGCTGTACCCCGAATCCCGAAGGCCCGATTGCTTATTCCATTGTGTGCGCCAATGTTGTCATTGCGCTAGTCTTTGGGTTGCCGTTGTTCACGATAAAAGTATAGCGGTGAACATTACAAGCAAGTACACCAAACCGTTCAGCGTCATGGTATTTCATAAAGTGCGGCTCCTCATCCATATCTACAGGCTCAGAAGTGCCATAACTCTTCAATGCCCACTGACAAAAATCTTGAAAAGGCTTTTCATCTTCATACTCGAACCCGCTAGTGTCATCATAAAACAGTGCGGTTGCCCAAAAATCAGGTAAATGTAAAGTAACTTCTTTCATTTTATTTCTCCGTTTTCTAGATAATCAAAAAATATCCCACACTATATATAATGTCAACACAAAAAATAAAAAAATTTATATTTATTTTGGTAACGGTTCAGTAACGGGCGCTAGGGCCAGCCGCCTAGCTGGGCGGAAAAAGCCGAACAATTGTTCGGGTTATTACCGGGTCGACAAAAAAAATTTTAATTTTTACCGGGTCGATGCTGGTGCTGCGGGGGTCGATACCGGGTAAAAATCGACAAAATACCGGGTCGACAGCCCGATAACCCGAACAAATGCTCGGGTTATGCCCCGGTTTTACCCCGGTCGAGCTGCTGCTGGCAGGGCCTGTACCGGGTTGACTCTCGATAAAATCAACCATTTAATTAATATATACCGGGTTGAAGGCGCAGTAACCCGAACAATTACTCGGATTATCCCGAAGATCGACCCCGAATCCCGACTCGACCCGGTGCGCAGCCAAAAATCAATGTTGACTCTGGGAATCCCTCAGCGCCTCCGTAGTAACCCGAACAAATTTTCGGCTTATCGACCCCGAAGCTCCTCCCTTACCCCCGCCTCCGCCAAAAAAAACGGGGCTACAGGGCGGATGACCGCCCTCGCCAAGCTCTCAAGCTACTCCGCTGGCTCTTGACTATAGTCCGTTATAGGATTTTGTTCGGGTTTTGGGATGTTTTCCGCTGGCGTGACATCAATCATACGATTTTTAGCACGATCCATAAACTCTTGCAGTTGCTCAACGATCTGTTCCCGATTGAGGTTTTCAACGTGTTCGTGCGTTACATGGCTGCGGGCGACCATGAGGCCAGTTACCTTTAGCCTGAGTTCCTCGGCTTTTATCGCTGCCCCGTAGTTACCAACCTGCCATGCTTCATCCCGCAGCCGTTGCATATCCCGAACAGATTTGGTGACGGATACCCCGTACTTTGCTTCAAGCTCCTGACGCATCTCCTCCATGCGTTCCTTGACCCGTGGGTGATTAAGAAGCTGCACAGCGGAAACGTTCGGGTTTTTGTACCCAGCATCACGAGCGGCTGCCGTCTGTGTCATATCTTTATGAATGTAGTTATCGAGAAACTTCTGCTGAGGTGGCGTAAGTCTCTTTTCTCCTTTGGCTATCTGTTCCCCGACTTTAGGCATGCTGTTCCCCGGTGTTATCCCGAACAATTTATCGCTATCCGCTGCTGCGGTCAAGTGGGTGCTGGATTGGTCAGGGCCAGTCAG